AGGTGAAGTGAAGTATTCATTCGGTATAGATCTCGGAGTAGAGAATACTTTTAGTCTTACTCGAGAGGAAGCTATCGACATGATGAATCAAATTGGATTTGCATGTGAGTGGCAAGGTACTCCAGTACTTCCTCCTGAAGCAATTGAAGTTCTTAATAATGTTCACGAGCTAGGATATACTACAGTATTCCGTACTATTAATCCTGCTAAAGTTTTTGTAGAAAGAGAGCATAATTTTGATGATCTCTCTTATAGTCCTAAGAAAGTAATCAATCTCAATGATATAACTAGGATTAACTATCACGACTACATAGCTATTCCAGTTAATCAGAGAGTTTTTATAAATGGTTTAATAAATGAGTAGAAAGGAGATCAGGTATGCCTACTGTATTAAATGATGTTACAACTAACTTTAAAGTCGTTGGTTGTGACTATGATTGGTACAATAACAACGAGCATGATCAGTATACTCTGTACCTCGTCAATGCAGGTAACACTCCTTCTGATCCTATCATAGCTTATTCTGATATCTATTATGGTGATAGAAAAGCTACTGACATTGCATTCATCCAGGATGAGAATTTCCCTAATACCTCTGACTCATACGAGAACAATAAGATGTATGTAAACATCACGGAGTCAGGTACTAATATTTATGTTAAGTATAATGACATTGTACTTCCTACGTTGTCAGTAGCAGCTAAAGAGATCCAGCTTGATAAAGAAAACAATCAGGTATACATCATATGGAATGATAATTACGTTGATGAAGTTACGGGTGAGAATATGGTCACTCGTCTTCTCATTGCTCAGGATAGTGGTAAGATAAGTTTTAGTGCCATGGAATTCCCTGGTGATGGTAATCTCGTACTTACAGGTGATGGTACTTGGAAAACTGATATAAGTTATTCTGCAGGAGAAAACATTAACATCAGCGATCAAAGAGTAATCAGTACTCCTTCTAATACAGTAACAAGAGTTCTGACTGCTCAGGAGTACAATGATCTCCCTGATTCTAAGTATACTGATGGAATCGTTTACTGCGTGACTGATGGAGATCCGTCTCAGGATATATACGGAGTACTTAATGACAATACGACTTCTACTGGATCTACTTGGTCAAGTAGTAAGATCAACTCTGAGCTTGGAGCTATCTATACTGCAGGAGCTAATATCTCTATCAATGATCGTGTGATCAGTGCTACTGATACAACTTATGTTGCAGGTAATGGAATTAACATTAGTGCTCAGAATGTAATCAGCTCACTCCTGACTGCAGGTACAGGAATCAGCATTGTCGACAATGTTATCAGTACGGATGCTGCTAGTTATACTGCAGGTGATAATATAAGCATCAGTGCATCAAATGTTATTTCTGCAATCGATACTAAGTATACTGCAGGTAACAATATCTCTATTTCTGATTCTAATATAATCAGTGCGTCAGATCAGAAGCTTAAGACTACAGTAAGTAGTTCTGACAACTACTATCCTATCATTCTTAATCGTAGCACTACTGCTACAGAGAATACTGCTTACATCGACGAGATGTTCACATACAATCCAGGTACGGACTATTTCAGATTACCGACTTCAGGTAAGCTTGGATTTTTGAGTGGAGAGGATGAAATGAGCAGTCTTGACGTACTGTCTTATTCTTATTCTTCTAGTCGTCCTTCTCCTCATCATTTCTCTCTGTTCTCTTCACCAATCGCTAGTAATATTTATATTGGATCAAAGAATAATACTAGAAATATTACTATGAGAGGTAACCTCGTAATCGAAGGTTCTTCTAGTGAGACGAGAACAATCAATACAGCAGTAGCTACTTTAACACTTCCTTTTACTCCTTCTAGTTCTGCAGGTCAGGTATGGACATTGACTGTAAGTTCTAATCAAGGTTCTAATGTATATCTCGTAGCAGTAGGAGCAAGTAGTGGAATCGTTGTTAATCAGATGATCAGAGGAATCACGACTCAGGATGTTACAGTTGGAGTATCAAGTAGTTCTATAACGATTAGAAGTACAGGTACTCTTGATACGAATATTTCTTGGAATAAGTTCATTGATGCATACAGTGCATAGGAGGTCATATGAAAATCTTAGATGAAGATATGACTAAACTAATTCACGTAAGTCCAGATACAAATCTGACTCCTGCAATCATAAGTGATGCAATCAATCAGGCTTACGGACTCAGAACATTTGCTAAGTTCTATACGGATAAGTTCTACATACAAGTAAACTTCGATAGAATAAATCAGACGATCACAGTAGCATCAAACATTAGAGCTCCTCAGTTCACTTATGATTTATATCGTAATGACAAGTGGGGATGGAACTTACCGAGAGTAAAAGCATTCATTTATCAGTGGATGCAGATATCAAGGAGGACACTATATTGATCAATGATAATTTAATTCAAACTGTAATTGATACTGTAGAAAATGCTGGAGTCCAGATTGTAGGAATGGACATCGTTAAAGATGAAGCAGAGTTCTTCTTAATCATTGATCCTGACAAGATGGTTGAGAAAACTGTTGAAGATACATTGATAAATGTATATGGTCTGTTATGGACTGCTGTTTATGGTAAGGTAAATGATTTTAATCGTAACAAGAAAATCACACTACACTATGAAGTAAAAGGTGAGGAGAAATGAGAATATTGGAAGATAGAGGATATACATTCTCTGATGTAATTAATCAGATCAAGAACGATCTTGGATTCACATATGATGAAAAGGATCAGAGCTTCAAGATAAGTGAGAATACGTATCTGAGGATCTATGCAGACGAGTCAGGATTGGTTGAAGCTTATCTCGATCTACCTTCAGATACGATTGATTTGATTGAAGAGGATGGTGAGATTGATGCATACTTAGCTTCACTCGAATCAGTCAATCAGATCATGGACTATTTCTCAAGACTAGGAGGAATTTCAAATGAGAATAATTAAAGAAGGTATTGGTGATCTTGCTAAAAGGTATAAGATCAGTAAGGATGAAGTGAGAGATATCCTTAGCCTTGATCCGTCAGGTCAGTACGACGTATGGTTGCTTGATCAGTACGTCGAAGGTAAGCTTGGCAAGGATGAGAATGGTAAGTGGATGTACTCAGGTCAGCCTGCAGATAAAGTTATTGATTTCATTGAGATGACTCAGGAGGTATAAGAAATGAAGATTTTAAGTGAGACTAACAAGTACTTTGGTACAGAAGATGATTTTAAGAGTTTTTGCGTAGAAGTACTGAATGAAGTATCTAAGTCTAATGGTCTTAAGGAGCACGGAAAAGTAGGATTTAGATGGAGACCAGGAGACATTTATGTAGTCGACGAAGACTATACCATTACTTACAAAGGCTATAAGTTAATCATATTTATAGCATTTTTCTCGAAGAGATTAGATGATTTATCATACACTATATCTTGTATGCCTTTTGCAGGATTGTCAATCCCTGGAGTAGATAGGTCTAAAGTTAGTCTTGACAGTGCAAAGGTAATCGGTCAAATGAATTCTGATTTGAAATACGTTCTTGAGAAAGGCTACAAGTATGCTGAAAAGTCCAAGGAGGTATAAGATATGAAGATTCTTCAAGAATCAATCCAAGATATTGATACCTTCCTCAAGTCTAAGGACTTAGTAGATCAGATCAGAGGTAAGAAGGATAGTCAGGAAGTATGTCAGTTAGTCGTTGACGAGTGCTCAAATAGATTTGATGATAAGATTCAACCTATTGTTGAAAGAGTATTTGTTCTTTCAGTTGATCAAGAGATGACTGATGTAATCGAAGATGATCACTATGCAGTACGATATAACAATTACTACTACGACTATACTGCAGATCAGTTCAAAGATGCATTTGACGTAGCTGAGGAAGATATGCCAGTTATCCAACCTGTACTTCCTGAGTCGAGATTGACGAATACAGTATCAACAATTAAGAGATACGCATTACTTAAGTACGTGTAATATAAAGCTAGTGGAGGAGTAGCATGAAAATCATTGTATTGGATGAACAAGTTCTAAAGGAGAAAAGAAAATTGATAAACTTAACTAAGCTTAGAAGTGAGCTATGGGAAGAGATAGTCAAGTACGCTACTTCTATAGGATTTGAAGATAGTGAAGTTAGTGACTATTTCTTCTTAGAAATAACTGACGATAAGACGATGAAAGATTTGTCAGATGAAGGTAAAACTAACAATGACATAAACATTGAAGTCAGAGCTGAGCTTGACTTTGATGGTATGATGGATTTGATAGATAAGCTTAATCCTATAGTAAAGAAGTATGACGACGACTCGTACTTTGATATGTACGACTCAGGTATTGCTCAGTGCCTGATGCTTCAGGAGTCATTGAGTGAAGCATATACTCCAGGTACAGCTAAAGCTCAGGACTTAAGAGCACTGAGATTAGATTCAGATACTCTTTGGATTAATCTAAGAGATCTCATCAATGAGTATGATTTTGGAGAAGAAAATAACAAGTACTTAGAAACAGCTATGAAGATGACTAAGGAATTGTCAAATAAATTATACGAAATGGAGGAAAAGGAAGAGTATGAAGATTGAATCAGATCTGAGTAAGTATTATGATTCTGAAACTGAATTCAATGAATCAACATTCGATGAAGATGAATTTGAAGAAGCAGTGAGGTACGTATTTGACCAGGAAGGTATCCCAGTAGATGATTGTTATCCTTTGACTGTAGGATACATGGAAAATCCTAAAGAAGATATGTTTGCTACAATCAGTGCTTGGTTGTGGACTTTCCATAATGAAGATATTCCTCTTTCAGAATTCGAAGACTATAAAAGATCTATCCTCGAAGTCTTGAAGAAGTATTTCCCTTCTTTGGATGAGGAAGGTACGAGTATAAGTCTTTATCATACTGACTGGAGTCATGACGAGTACAGAGTAAGAATGAGACTTGTAGTTGAATATAAACTGTACAATGATGGAAATGAAGAAGGCTATCATTAAGTATGAAGGAGTAGTCAAATGAAGATTGAAGTCCTAGAAGGATATGATCCTGTTCTCGATTTCAAGTACTATATCGATATGGTCAGTAATGAAACAGGTGAAGTCTTGAAGCAGTACTGGGGATACATCCCTAATTCGTATGCATCTAAGTATAGTGAGTTTAGTGCCATCGATAAGATGTTTAGTAATATCACGAGGAGAAGAGACATTAATAAGTGGATGGACGACAATCTTCTTAAGATTGCAAGGATGGAGATCCCTGATATTAAAGATATGAAGATAGGTAAGAGTCCTACTTTCACTATTTATGTGAAGTCAATAAATGATAAAGGAGAGTAGAAATGATACTTAAACTCAATGAGAGATTCTCTCAGAGGATTCAGGTTGATAATCTTTATGTAAAGTATAATGGTAGAGATTTTCAAATTGAAGATGAGAGAGGTAAAGTTAAAGAGTCAGGATTCTCAACTGACGAAGATGCTATTGAAAGAGCTAAGAATATTCAGAATGAAGATGAGATAGACGAATCATTCAACCCTAAAGGATACTCAGACGAAGAGTGTATTGGTTGTGAGTACTCTTGGTACGGAGGATACAGTAATAAAGATAAAGATATAGAGTACTTTAAGAAAGAGTATGGCAGACAAGGATATACTGATATTGTAGTCAAACGAGGAAAGACTGATACTCCTGGACTCCCGATGTACTGGATCTGGGGTAGAAAGAAGAATAAAGGAGATGAAGATATGATTGAATCTTGTGGATCTAAGTACGAATCTGATGAAGTAGATGAAGAGAAAGTAGAAGAAGGTTGTGGTGGAGAAGAGAAGGAAGTAGACGAAGCATATGACAATCCTTATGGATCCAATCTCAACAAGTCTAAAGCATTTGACAATGCATGTGATTGCATCAATCGTGGATATGGTAAGGATTATTGGTTGAAGAAGTTCAAGTATGCTAATTCTACTGTAATGGATGACATCTGGGATTCTGCTCAGGATTATATGACTGAGTCTGTTAAGGTAGAAGAGAATAAGAAGGAGTTAGAAGAATCTCCTCTTGCTACATTTGAGCCTAAGGACGATTCATATGACTATTATGCAGTAGTTGATCCAGTCAATGATACTCTTGTTAACTCTGATATCTGCACCTCATTAGGTGAAGCAGAAGAGGTTAAGAGTGAGGCAGGAGATGGAGTTATCTATGCAATGGTTCCTGCAGAGGATGTTCAGTTCGAGAGTAAGAAGTTAGAATCTTATCCTTATGGAATCAAAGTAGGTACAAAGATAAAGGATACTAAGACAGGTAAGGTTGGTACTGTTACTAAAGAAGGTCAGTCAGGAAATCAGGGTCTAATCTATGTCGACTTTGGTGATGGTAAAGAGAGAAAGATTAATCCTGTTGATGATGCTCAGAGATCAGGTAGATACGAAATCGTAGAGAGTAAGAAGTTGACTGAGTCACATTGGGATAAGATCAATACAAGTGATCTTCAGGATATGATTGATCGTATCTCTTCACTTATTGAGTTGATGGACGACAATAATGTAGATGAGATTAGTCCTTCTCCTAATACTTATCGTCTATACAACTTCTTGAGTTTTGGAGGAAAAGGATTTATTGATCTTGACGACTACGAGAAGTATGTTCCAGAAGAAGAGTATGAAGACAACGAGGAAGAGTTCGAAGGACTTAAGTTGAAGACTGAAGCTTGGGATGATCAGAAGGTTAACTACTATCCTTTTAGAGAGTTCACTCGTGATGACTGGATGGGATACGGTGGAGCTGAGAACCTTCCTGACGGATCAGAACCTTTGATCTATGAAGGTGAAAATAGTGATGTTCTTATCTGTGGTACTGAAGACGGAGGAATTTCAGTTGATGCTTACATTTATCCTAACGACGATGCTCCTGGAGAAGAGCTTGCCTACTCTTCTAATGCTAGTGCTTCTTCTAAATCCTTCCAAACTCTTTCTGATGCACTAGCTCTTGGTCGTAAGGTAGTCATGGCTGAGAAGAAGGGATTGGATGCATTGATTGAGTTCTGTGAAAATAATCTTGAGAAATACTAGAAAGGAGATATAACTTATGATCACTCGTCAAAGTTGTTACCTAGCACTTTATAAATTGAAGAATGCAGGGATAAATATAGATAGTCAAATCGAACTGATGACAAAGAGTCCTGGAGTTCCTCGTGAGGTAATCTTATTCTTACGAGAGAACTCCCCTCAGTTCCAATACTATCGTTATCTTCAAAAGCATCAGAAGGCACTAGTAAAGAATATACTTAACTATGATACCTTTGATAATATTGGTAAGGTTAAAGTATGTTCGTCGTTGATTACTCGAGCGATGATCGCTATTGAGTATAAAGATTTCGATCAGTCTCTTATGTATGAACTCGACTTAGAAGGATTGTCTGAAGCATTGAGTAAAGCATTCAATGATCAGGATTATTCTAAGTTGAATGAGTCATTGGAGAAGCAGAGAGAAAGCATGAAATTATTTTTAAAGGAGAAATGATATGATCAGGAAGATAAAGCTAAGAGAGTCAAAGATTCCTCCACTTAAAATAGGAGATAAAGTCCAGTACTACGAAGAAGAGATAGAGTGGAAACAATTGTACGAAGTCGTTGGAGTCCTCGATACTAATGTAGGAGAAGAATTCTATCTACTTGATCCTATCTCAGATCATGCTAAGCTCGTTGTAAAACAAGAGCTAGATAACGGAGGAGTCAATCAGAGATCAATAAAATTGTATAATAGAATCTATGCTCTGATGAGTCGTTACGAATTAAGTAAACTTGACTACGAGAAAGTATGAAATTATTTTTAAAGGAGAAAGAATGATATGATTATTAAGTTGAATGAAGTAAGAAACTCATATGCTAGAGAGATGACATCTTCACACGATGAACAAGGTAATAAATTGTTCCAGGAGTTGAAGGATTATTTTGCTGAAAAGTATCCTGGGATGTCTAAGACGACAAAGTACACTTTAAGCAAGAATATCAAGACTTCAGGAAGTCATAAAAATTATCCTGCTGCTAATGCTACGATATATCCATTCGGACTGCGTTCAGATGATGCATGGGTCAGTATCTATAGTTTTACTGACGACAGACATGACAAGTGTATGGTCGTTACAGGAACTATCCCACGCAAAGATCGTGAGTATATCAGTAGTATCATCAAGGAAAAGTACCCTGATTTTATAGTTAAATAGAAGGTATAAAGGAGAAAGAATCATGATAGTTAAAGAAGCTACGTGGAAGTCAGACGAAGAAGTAAAAGATACAGTAAACAAGTTAATAAGTGAAATTGAAGATCAAGATCTGGCTGATGTACTCAGGAAGATCGTATTTGATTATAGTGAAGTTGACTGGGACAGAGTTGACGATATACTAACTTTCAGTGATTATATGATTAAAAGAAAGAAAAAGATTTAAAGGAGAAAGAATGAGATGATACTAAAAGAATCCACTAATAAATCGAGTCTCAAGTTGGGAGATAAGATCGCAATGTTCAGCGATGGAGAGCAGTTGGAGACATTTGAAGTAGTAGGTATCACTGACATTGTTGGTTTTAATAAGAGGTGCTACATCTTTGAACCTGCTAATGATCTGACCAAGGAGAACTTTGACGACTCAATTAGAGAAGGAGGTCCTGGTTACGAGTTCAGTTATCTAACATTTGGTGAAGATGGTCCGAACTACTTTGTCATGACAGACGAGGATTGGAGATATAGCGATTATCAGAAGATTTGATAGTCTAAGTTAAGGAGTTGATATTGAATGATCACTAGTCATCAATTAGCAGACTTAGGTATAAATCCTAAGGAATATGAAGAACTGAGTCAAGAAGAGAAAGATGTATTAAATCAGATTCTTGACGATATCTCGGAGAATAGTGAGTCAAAGTTATATGAAGCATTGTATAATGTAGACTACGACGAGATACCAGTTGACTTCATTACATTCATAACAGACGACCAATACTTAGGTAAGTCAACAAGAAATGGTCAATTCCTTTATCCTTTTTGGAAGAAGGAAGGTCAGAAAATCACGAGTAGAGATGATATAAATGAAGTAGCACTTTCAGGTTCTATTGGTATTGGTAAAACTACTGCTGGAGTCCTGATGATGTTATATCATCTTTACAAGACGATGTGCATGAGAGATCCTCAGGCATTCTTCAGTCTTGCTCCAGGATCAGAAATAACTTATGCATCTTGAATAATACTTTGAGTTCTTCATACGGAGTAGCATATAAAACATTCCAAGCATTCATACAGGAGTCACCTTGGTTCTTGAAGCATGGATCATTGTCAGGTAGGAATGAGCCTACGTATTATCCTGAGAAAGGATTTGGATTCATCGTAGGATCAAGACCTCAGCACACTTTAGGTAAGCATATTATCTGTGCTATCATGGATGAGGTATCATTTGCTCCAGGTCAGAATGTGAACTACGAGCGTTCAAAGATAATGGAAGTTTATACTAATATCCGTCGTCGTATGGAATCTCGATTCATGGTTCAAGGTCATATGTATGGAATGATGTTCCTCGTTTCTTCTAAGGCTACTGAGTCTTCATTCCTTGAAGCGTATATAGCAGATCAGATCAAGAAAGGTTATCCTATATATGTAGTTGATCAACCCTTGTGGAAAGTAAAACCTGGAGCATACTCAGGGAGATTCTTTAAGGTAGCAGTCGGAAATAAGTACATGCCTTCTCGTGTAGTCAGAGATGAGAGTCCTGAGTCAATAGAAGGATTAAAGAAACAAGGATATAATATCCTTGACGTTCCTATTGAGCATAGACAAGCATTTGATCAGAACATTGATAAAGCACTGCAGGATATTGCAGGTATCTCCACTTCAGTAGTTACTAAAGCATTCTCCGTCGAGAAGATACTCGCATGTGTATCAGATACTCTTCAGAATCCATTCAGAACTGATGTAGTAACTCTTGGTATGAACGATAGTATGAAGTTGCAAGACTTCTTTGATCCGTCATTAATACCTAGCAATGTCAGAGGTGCTCCTATCTTCATTCACCTCGATGCTTCAGTGTCAGGTGATAAGACAGGTCTCTCAGGAGTAGCTATCATAGGGACTAAAGCAGTTACTCACTATGGTCAGGATCCAGAAGAGGAAGTAGTCTCCGAGGAGTTAGTATATCAGCAAGTATTCACAGTTGGTATTCAACCTCCAAGTGACTCAGAGATATCATTTGAGAAGACTCGTCAATTCATCTACTATCTCAGAGATGAAGTTGGCTTGAATATAAAGATAGTAACGACTGATGGATTCCAATCAGTTGATACTCGACAAATCTTGAGTACTAAAGGATTTGAAGTAGGATATACTTCGTTGGATAGAACTCCTGACGGATATGATGGATTGAGGTCAGCTATCTACGATAGAAGAATCATTCTTCTTAAGGGATGTAATCTCTTGGTCGAAGAGTTGTCAGATATCGAAAGAGATAATATGACACGTAAGTACGATCATCCGACTTACGGATCAAAGGATAGTTCTGACTCACTAGCAGGAGCTTATCTCGATGCATCAAAGTATAAAGATGAGTACATTTTCTTCCATCCGTCAGATGTTCAATATGAAGATATAAATACTAACAAATCCAATATGGAAAGAGATGCAGAAGAAATGTTAAATAACTTCTTCGTTAAGCAGGTACCTACGTATGGTGGTACAATTGCTCAGGAAGAAGATGATGAAGAAGATTATACATTCTCAGGGATGTATGATGATAGTATATTATTCTTTTAAAGGAGATTAAAGAAATGATTGTTAAATTAAAAGAAGGTACTTCGACTAAAGGTGAGTACGCTAGGTTGTGGAAGGAAGTATATAACGAGTTCAATCGTCAGACAGGAGAGTCATTAGGAGTTGACACTAATGACCAAGAAGACTTCGAAGTTAGTTGGGAAGAGTGGTTAAGTGAAATCGTACCTGAAGAGTATTACCAGAAAGATTATAAAAGGTACGGAGCAGATGACCTGTACGAGTATAATGAAGAAAGTTTTGATCCTGATGAATTCTTTGAGTCTCCTAAAGTTAAAGAGCTGATGGATAAGATACATAATCTAGAGAAGGATTTCAAAGAAGAAGGATCTGATTCAGATACTTATGCTGAAGTACGTTGGGGTAAGATCGGAGGTAGTCCTGTTATTTTTATAAATGATGGAGGACTTGCCTATATCTATACAAAGTAGGAGGATCATATGATAGTTGAGTGGAGACCTCCTAGCACATATAAGAAGAATAAGAGAGATAGTTTCCGAACATTTAAGGTAGCTGATAAATCGCAGCCTAATACTCTCGCATTCGATACTTCAGTGTACTGCCAGATGAAGGTCTACAATGATTCAATTAGGATCTGTTATTCTTATACTAAGATGACGTGGAAACCTATCAACGATCATTGGGTATTTAAAGATCCTGATAGTGCTATAAACTTTTTCAATGATTACAGAGATAAGTACAAGAATATCAAGAACCTAATTCCTGACTTTGAAGAGAAGATACGTAGTAATTTCGAAGATATGGCATGGGAGTTATGATATGAAATTCGATATAGTTCTAAAAGAAAAAGTAAGTCGATCTCTTTACTCGATGTTCTGCTTAGCACTATATCGAAAGATACTTAAGGAGATACGTCAGGATATAAATTATCAGAGGTATGACTTAAGACAAGAAGAGATTCTAAAGTATAATCTAATCCAGTGGGATACGACTCCACGTAATATCAATATAAAGAGATACATTGAAGATTGTGTAGTTCTTACATTGAATAATGGAATCTATTCTATTGGATTAGACGAGAATGCTATAGTAAGATATTCGACTACTAAAGTTTCTACACTGGTTCGTATCATTGAATATGGTACAGAACATATCTCACCTCATCCTTACGTAATACCTTTACTTAAGTATTATGCAGAGAACTATGAGAAGTTGTTTAGAAATTTTAGAACAGATAAGAAGTATTGATCAATTTTGATATATATATCAGTTGATATAGATATCAAATAAAAGGAGATTAAAGAAATGATTATTAAGTTAAGTGAATCAAGAGATCCTAAGACACTGAGTGATTACAAGGACGACTACACTCACTTTCCCACTTTTCCTCGTCGTACCTACATGGAAGACGTCATTGATCAGATAAGAAAAGACGGATTTAAGTTAGTTGACGCTATCTATAAAGATGCTAACCACAATCGTCAGTCGTATCAGTACATTTTCTATCAGCCTGATGACAGAGTATTTCTTCAGGTATATAGGAACGGTGATCGTGATAATGACTCAGCTGATACCTTCACTGTTTCGAGGACTATTCCTAAGTCAAAGAAGAATACATTCGATAAAATCGTATCATATGATAGAGTACATGACATTGCTGACGAACCAGACTATTTCCAGTTTAAGGATGTTCTTGATCTGTACGATCCTTCGATCGTATAAGGAAAGTTGATTCTAATCTCTACGTTGTGGAGTCATAGGAGTAAAGAGATGAAAATACAAGAGTACAATGGTAGCTTATACAACAATCCTAGTACTGCTGACAGATTGTGGAGAGATTCATTTAATAAGTATAAAGTAACATTTAAAGATGGTACTGTAAAATATACTCGAGCAAGATGTAAGTCTGATGCTGAGGATAATACTTGTTGGATAAATGACGAAGATCATTACGAAGATATAGTATCAGTAGAAGAGATTGACGAGTCATTAAAAGAATCTTATGATAATGAAATTCTTGATCTTAAAGTAGATGACTTGATCAAGTATTATCCTGAAGACAATGATGATACTTATGAAGAAGTGTGGATGGTTGCAGGAGTACTAGATAAGTTATCTGGAGTATGTGATGGTAAGACTTATATCTTAGAACCTGTTACAAAAGAAGCAATGACTGCCATAAGTGATGAGATTAAGAATAACTCTTATACAACTTATCTTGTAGCAGGTAATAAGAATTATTGGGTTGTAGGAGCATACAGTCTCAGTCAAGCTCCATTTATGAAGATTGACGATTACAGTTAAATTGATGGTCAGACTATATCCATAGTCCTCTAGTGTATCGAGTACAGTAGCCTTAGTCATTATTGCAGTAGTGGCTAAGGCACTTACTCGTTATAAACTTCATTTTACTAAATAACCCTCGTAGATTGGATTTAATGGGTTAATTTGATGAACTCGGGGATCTTAAACGGGTCACTCGTAATGAGGAGAATTATATGATTAGGCTAGTTGAAGGTCCATTCGGTACTGCTTATAATGCAGTGAGAGATCCTATTGTTAAAGCTTATAACAATAGGACTAAAAAGAAAGAAGATCAGGGTAAGTTGAATCCTGACAATCTCTATAAGGGTAATGATTACGGAATGGCTCGTGAAGCTAATCCGGATCTTGATTGGATAATCGATTTCTATAGTAAAAACGATAAAAATCCTAATCCTAACGATAATCTTAAAACTTATCTTTATATAAATCCCGATGATACTCCTTCCATTATTGCTACATTGAAAATAAATAATGTTCCTTATAAAGACGAGGATAAGCTCAAAGGAGAAGAAGGAACTAAGCCTGATACTGCTCAAGGTAATAGTGGTACAGGTGAGCTTGCTAGAAAGATTCTTGATGGAGGTTACTACAGTAAGTATAAAGTCAAGAATAGTCTTAGCAATGATGTAATCACTTTGAAGTTTGATGATCTTAAAGAAGATAAAATGAAGGACATCATCTGGAAGTATAAAGGTATTCAGGATCCTGAGAAGAAGGTCAAGTATCAGAAGGTTGATAAGGATAAAGAAAATCAGGATAGTCAGAACAAAGATCTGACTAATCCATTTAAGAATAAAGGTACAGGTAAGAAAACTTCTAGTCAACGTAGAGCTGACAAGCGTAGGAGTAGATCTAAGAAAGGAAATGAGTCAATGGATCTCAAGGAGAAGAAGTTTAGTTTTAAAGATAATCATATCTGTGATGGATGTGGTAAGCCTCTGTCTCAGTGCACTTGTAAAGTAGATGGTCTTGAGGAAGATTATGACGAGGATGAGTGGGATGGAAGACTTTCTGATTTCTCAGACGGATCAGTAGAAGAAGGAGATACCTTCGTAGAAGGTGGTGTTGAGTACACTTGGGTTAAACCTTACTCTGATCCTTTCTACGATGACTTCGACAGATGGAGAGTATGGAGTGCTGAGTCAGAAGACGGTGAGGAAGTATACTTCGTAGTCGAAGAAGATACTGGATTCATTGATTGGGGTCCATGCGATACGTTTAATGAAGCATACGAGTTCATGATGAGTAAAGCTGACGACGATGAAGATGCTGAAGAGTACGATGATCTTGAAGAGTGCACGACTACAGGTCATCCTTCAGACGAATATGATTTAGACTACGTTGATCCTGAACTTGATTATCATAGAAGAATAACTCGTAAAGAAATTGACAAGAAGAACAAAGAACTCAAGGATGCTGAAGATGAGATCGAGTTCGGTCTTGATGAAGGTCTCGAATTGTCTGATCCTGAGAATAACGGAGATACGTTGCTTATTTCTATTAACGGAACTCCGTATGAATATAAACTGAATAGTGATAGTCCTTTCTCTGTAGAAGAGATGACCTATAAGGTTAATCGTATGAAAGGATTCTCAGCAGGTAAAGCACTTCAGTTCCTCAAGAAGAATATGACAGGTACTAAAGTCCAGACTGAGTCTATCAAAGAAGGACTCGTACGTCAAGGTCAGAAGATTACTACTAAAGACGGATCTGAGATTACTGTAATTGGTGTCACTGGATACATGAGTGACTACGACGGATCACCTGACCTTAAGATCACGTACCAGTATGTTAGACCTAACGGGTCAAAAGGTACATCAGAGTGTAGTTCATATGACTTGTTCAATATGATCAATAGTCCAATGTCTGAGTCAGTTGATCTTGACGAGGAAAGAACTCTTTCTGACAAGAAGGGTACAATTTCTAATATCCTCATGCGTCATCGGTCTGAGCTTGATGCTACAAAGAATCGTGAAGAGTTGATTAATAAAGTAGCTGAGTATTTCGAAGAGGAGAATCTTGATACTCCTAAAACTCGTGAAGTAATGATGAAGATGAAGCAGACTAAGAACTACTTCAAAGCACTTGAGTATGTATATAACCTTATACTCAAAGGTGACGGACTTGGTACAGTAGGAGGTTCTGCTCAGCTCTCGTCACTTGATCAGATTGATGAAACTCAAGAAGTTGTTACAGAAGATATTTCTTCTGGAGCAACTCAGCCTTCCGACGTAGCATCAGATAAGGTTGATTCGATTGACCTTGTTCCTGATGATGAAGATAAAGAACTCGAAGAGTGCAATGAGTGCTTGATTCGAGTTGAAGTTAAGAAAGACGATGTGACAACTACGTATGCTTCCACAAATATTGACTCAGTCAAGAGTACAATGAAACTCGCAGGAGTTACTGAGGACGATGTTACAGAAGTAGAAGGGTGCGATAAGAAAGATCTATTTGATCAGGAGGTTGAGTAATGGCTTACGTAGAAGGAGTTGACTACACAATAACTGATATCACGTTCTCAAAGAGACAAGAAGTAGAGTGCAGTTATGAATTGGATGATACAAAGCATCCGTACAACTTTAGTAACTCAACGAGAACGACTTACCTTGATGCTCATGTTACATTTGATTACCACGGAGAAGCAGGTACTTGTGTATGTGAACTCCAGACATTGACTGTAGAAACATTCGATAATACAGAGATGACATGCGTGAGTTCTGTTACCTGCACTCCTCTTCAGTATGCTAACATGAACGATGTTAAAGCTGCATGTGATGATAAGATCAATGCAGTGATTGACTCAATGAACTTTGAGAGAACTGCAAGATACTTTGCAGATACTGCTCTTGCAGAAATCAGTTTGTATAAACTTTGATGATTTCACTCCATAATATATTCATACCTTTTACGATTAGACAAGGAGGAAGCCTATTCGATGGCAGGAAGATTTAAACTTTTCAGTAATTTCTTAAAATTTAGAATAGGCAATCCTCCGTCTGATCGTAAAGACTTACCAATTGTTGATAAGAAAGACGAGTTGGTTAATCTCTACGAGAATCAGGAAGGTAATCAGCTTGGTCAGTTCTACAATACGAGTCAGCTGAACGAGTTTAGGAGATTGTCTCAGGATCGAGCTTCTCAGTACGATCAGTTTGATGAGATGGCTACAGATTCAGTCATCGCTGCTGCACTTGAGATCTATGCTGACGATGCTACTCAGATTGACGAGAGAGGAAGAATCATATGGGTCGAGTCAGATAGTGAAGAGATCACTAAAGCAGGTGATCGACTTCTTGATATTTTTGAGATACCTGAAAGAGCATGGAAGCATATCTACTGTGCTTGTAAATACGGCGACTACTACTTAAAGTTATATAGACTTGATTCTGACGAAGAAACTACTGATCAGAAGGATAAAGCTAGTTATCGTCAGTCAGTAAGAATTGTAAATGATAAGGTTGAGGGAGAAGGTATCCCGAACTACGAAGAGTACGTTGAGGATGTTGATGACCCTGCAACTATCTTTGATCTTAGACTCAGAGGTAAGACTGCTGGATTCGTTGAAGTTACTCGAGAAGATATGGAGAATAACTATCAGTCCATTACAAATACTTATTCAATGACTGATGTTACTTTATACAAGCCTGATCGTCTTGTTCATATAATGGTAGGTGAAGCACTTGATCGTGCTCCTGAGAAGATGACGATCAAGATTGGTGACGTAGAAACGACTTACAATGTAGCAAAAGGTAAGTCGATTCTTCATGACGTGTATCCGATTCAGAAGGAGATTCAACTCCTTGAGGATGCACTTCTCTTAAATAGACTGACTCGTTCTTCATTGATTCGTCTCCTCGAAATCGAAGTAGGAGATATGCCTAAGAAGGAAGTGAATAACTACCTTCGTCGAATGAAGAACTTAATTGAACAGCATATAGCAATGGATAAGACAAATGGAAACTATAAGTCTTATCAAGCTCCAGGTCCTATTGATAATGTTATTTATATTCCTGTCAAGAACGGCAGAGGTCATATTGATATAAATAACTTAGGCGGAGATGTAAATGTAAAGGATATTGCTGATATTGATTACTTCAATAACAAGAGAGCAGGAGCATTGAAGATTCCTCGTGCCTACCTTGGTGAAGACATGGATGGTTCAGGTCTATCAAATGGTGGATCTCTCACTAAGCTCTCTTCTCGTTATGCTCGTACGATTATGCGTATTCAAACTGCATACATCAGAGCAATCACAACTTTACTTAATCTCTTCTTCATTGACAAGAAGCTAGATTATGTAAATAAGTTTACAGTACGTATGACATCTCCTGCGACTCAGGATGATGCAGATAGAGTTTCTACTCTTGGTAGTACAGTTGATCTTATTTCTTCTATCATGAGTCTTATGGAATCTCTTCAAGGTGAGACTCAGAAGAAGATTCTTAATAATCTCGTAGCTGAGATGTTGAAGATGCCTGAGATTGCTCAGATGATCGAAGAAGATAAGACTCCCAGTGAAGACATTGAAGTAAATGGTGAGTCTGGTGGATTTGGTGGAGGTCCTGACTCTGGAGGAATGCCTGAGTCACCTGAAGGTGAAGGTGCTGACATGACTGATCTTCTTGGTAATGAAGAGGAGTCAGGTGGAGAAGAAGGAGAAGGATCTGAAACTGAGTTTTCTGATCAAGAATACAGCGAGTTTGAGGATGAATTATGATTATAGAAGATATGAGTATTGCTTCTGTGATTTCTAAGAATGGTGAAGGAGAGTACGATGCTATAGAAGGTTATCAAGAACTACTGACCTTGGTAGCGGACGATCCTGAAGCAGTTGCAGTAATAGAAGAAATTATTTCGGACGAGAAGAATCACATTGAGAAGTTAAATGAGTTAATGCTTAAGTATGATGATATACTTCCTAATAAAGATTAATCTTTGAAAGAAGGTAGAATAATGAAGAAAGTATTACAAGAAGTCATGATGAGGGACTCCTTGAAACTTGACGAGTCAGTCAAGGTCCAGAAGAAGGGGTGCCTAGGTACTCTTAAAGGTCCTTGTGCAGATTTCATAAATCCTACTCGTAACAATAATCTGTATGGTAGGAAGTTGTGGGAGAATGTATTTAATGATGATATAGTTAAGGAGTCTCTCGAGGATCATATCTTAATTGGGGAACTCGATCATCCCTTGGATGGAAGATTGGAGTCGTTAGCTAAGGAAGCTTGTATCGTCATGACTGACTACGAGTTTGATGACAACAAAGGACTTCTCCTTGGTACGTTCGATATCCTTGATACAGAGAGAGGTCAGTGCCTCAAGAAACTTCTTGACTACGGATGTAAGATAGGAGTATCTTCTCGAGGTGAAGGTGAGGTCACTCAGAAAGAAGGAGTTGATGTAGTTGACGAGAACTCCTTCACATTTGTAGCATTTGACGCAGTAGTACTTCCTGCAGTCAGATCTGCTAAACCTAGTCTTCAGGAGTCTGTTAAGTACGAGTCACTTAAAGAGTCTCTTAAGAAAGAGATTGATGCAGCTAAGACTCCTGCAGAACTCGATACCATTAAGAAGGTAGTCGAGAATACGAGTATGCCAGAAGTTGATTCGTTACTCGAATCAATTAATAATAAATCTAAAGAATTAGAAGGAACGACTAGTTCGTCTAATCTTGTAGAGGATCTGGAAGTAATGACGAAGAAGGTTGATGAGTTGACTGCTGAGAATCGTTCTCTTAAGTCTTCTGTTACGACTAGTAAGGAAGAGCTTGCTAACAAAGATAACGATTTGAAGAAGTTGATGACAGAATCTGAAAGTCGTCAGAAGTCTTTCGATAACCTTAATGGTAAGTATGAAAGACTTATGAAGAAGATGAATCTTAGAGGTGATGAAATCAATAAACTCACTGAAGAGAATAGTCTTCTTAATTCTCAGGTAGGAGATCTTAAAGAAAGTCTCAGCTCCCTCCGTACTTCAGTGAGGGAAGGAAAGAAGGATGCATTTAGACTTAGTCACAAGATCGAGTGCAATGAGAAAGAGTTGTCTAGGAAGGATGAGAAAATCAAAGGACTGACGTCAGAGATTGAAAGTCTTAAGGAAGACTTGAGTCGTAAGACTCTTAAGATTGAGAATCTCACTAAGAGTCTCAACGAGTCAAAGAAGACGAGTGCTTCTAGTCTTTCAGCTTATGCTGATCTTAAGGCTAAGACATCTGGAGTTGATCCTAAGTATCTCAAAGAAAGCTTAGGCAAAGATCTATCGGTTGATAGAATCAATCAGTTGACTGAGTCAATCTCTGATCGTGATAGAAGGTATAAAGCTCTTCCTATCACAAATGATCCTCGTCTTGACGGAGTTAGTAAGGTTTCAGTTAGGACAGAGTCGTTAAGTCAGGTTGACGAAGAAACTGAGAATACCAAGACATTCTTGGAAAATTATTATAAGATTAAATCCTAAAGAAAGAGGTAAACTTATTATGGCATCTTTGAATGAAAGTTTGTTCAATACTCCCAATGCTAAGAGACTTATGACCAAGTATGGTAAGACTCTCGCTATTACGGAGTCCGTAAGAAAGAATCGTGGTTTTGAGACTACGATGGAGCGTAAGCTTCTGACTGCTCAGACGATCGATAATACGAAGAACATGATTCGTGTCATGGAGTCCTACAATGCTGGTGCTACCCAGCCTAGTTCCATCGGTCAGTACAAAAGGTATGCTATCGATATGGTAGCTGCTTTTACCGCATCTACGATTTCTCCTGAAATCGTTTCCACTCAGGCTATTGACAATCGTGTTGGTATGATCAACATCCTTCAGTTCCAGTATGGTTCTGATAAGGGTGCTGCTAAGAATGGTGAGACGTTCGCATCTGCTCTTGGTTATCAGGGTATGAATGCTGAGTATACTTCTGCTGAGGTTACAGGTGAGTCTCTCTCCGCTGTATCTGGTACGTATACTCTTGCTTACACTCCTGTAATCCCTGAGACGCTTGTCATCCGTGATCTCAGTGGTGCTGTTGTATCTGGTGTTACTGTTGATGCTGAGTCTGGTATCCTTTCTGATCCGGGTTCGGCTCTTGCTGACGGCTTCACTGCTGACTATCGTTACGACAATGAGACTGTTCCTGTTAAGGCTCCGCTTCTGAAGATGGACATCAAGTCTCTGCCGATTACTGCTCAGTCCCGTAAGCTTGCTGCTGTATGGAGCTTTGATGCTGCTTATGAGCTCAGCAAGGAGTACGGTGAGGATATGCAGTCTCTTCTTGCTACTCAGGCTGCTGCAGAAATCACTCAGGAAATCGACCGTGAGATTTGTCAGGATTTGTATCGTATCGCTTCTGCTGGTCCGGAAGTTACTTGGTCTAAGACTGCTCCGGTAGGCGTATCTGTGCCTGATCACTATGATAGCTTCTGGACTGAAGTTGTCAAAGGTTCTAACGAGATCTTCGCAGCTACTAATCGTTGTCGTGCTAACTTCATGGTATGTGGTCTCGGTGTAGACGCAGTCCTGAAATGCATGCGTGGTTTCGATGCTAACGAGGATATGTCTGCGATTGGTCCTCACTTCATTGGTACTCTTGGTGGAGTTATCAAGTGCTACGTTAACCCGTTCTACGAAGCTGATACGTTCGTTCTTGGTTACAAGGGACCGAACATGATTGATGCTGGTTACGTTTATGCTCCGTACATGCCGATCATGACGACTCAGATGATCACCCTCGAGGACTTCGCTAGCCGTCAGGGATGGGCAAC